CTGACCGCTCCTACCGCTGATGTTGACATCAACAGCAAGAAGCTGACCAACGTTGCTGACCCCGTCAACGCACAAGACGCGGCAACCAAGGCTTATGTCGACGCAACCGCAACCGGCCTCGACGTTAAGGACTCTGTCCGCGTAGCCACCACTGCTGACATCACACTCAGCGGCACCCAGACCATCGACGGCATTGCCCTCGTTGCTGGCGCTCGTGTCTTGGTCAAGAACCAATCGATCGCTTCTGAAAACGGCATCTATGTCGTTGCTGCCGGCGCATGGTCCCGCTCTGAAGACGCTGACAACACTCCTTCGGGTGAGGTCACTTCAGGCATGTTCACCTTCGTTGAGGAAGGCTCAACTCAGGCTTCTTCTGGTTTTATCCTCCAGACCGCCAACCCCATTACTCTTGACACCACTGACCTAAGTTTCGCTCAGTTCTCTGGCGCCGGTCAGATCATCGCTGGAACAGGTATTGCCAAGTCTGGTAACACCATCAGCGTTCACCCTGACGTGATGGCTGACATCGCCGATAGCATCACACTGACCGGTGTTGCAGGCAACTCAACCGACCTAGGTAGCTTCACTGGCAGCACTATCGACGCTGACAGCACCATCAAGGAAGCTCTTCAGGATGTTGTCAATGCTGTTGAGCTTCGCGCTACTGACGCTCGCGTTGACGAGATCGATCAAAACGTTGACGATCTGGTCACCCTCTCTGGTGTCATCGAGAACACCGCTAACCTCGGCACCTTCACCGGCGGAACTATCGCCGACAGCTCCACCATCAAGGGAGCTCTTCAAGCTCTTGAGACCAAGCTAGAAGCCGAAGCTCTTGAGATTGATGAGCTGACCCTCAATCAGGATGACCTGATCACCCTGTCCGGCGTTGCTGAGAACGCAACTGACCTTGGGACCTTCACGGGCGGCACGATCGTTGACAACAGCACTGTTAAGGTTGCTCTTCAAGCACTTGAAACTGCTGCTGAGGACTCTGTTCAGACCGGCGACAACCTGACCGAGCTCGTGGGTAGCACTTCCGCTGACGCTGAACCTGCCTCTTATCTGTTCGTCGTTGTTGACGCCAACAACGGCAGCATCAAGGTCATCGACAAGACCTTCATCGAAGTTGAGTGATCCGATTAGTGATTGGAATGAATGGGGGGCTACTGGCCCCCTTTTTCATGCCTATTACTCAAGGGAAAACCCCTAAGGAAGAATTGCTCGCACTTATAGAGGCCTACGGCGATGCTAAGGGGACCCGCAATGTGATCCTGTGTGAGCTGGTGACGAAGCTGTTGTCGAGATGGCTCAATGAGCACGACGTCATTGCACCACTAAAAGTCCCTGAAGAGCTCAGAGAAAAGATCAATCGGGATTTGAAAAAGGATTCCAGCTCGGAATCGGAAACCTGAGATAGAAGGGGCCAGTCCCCGGCTTTTCTACTGGAGACTTTTTCATGGCTTGCGCCAATTACGCCGTGGGCTTCGGCTACAGGTTGTTTCTCGTTCCTGTATCTGCATGTGCCCTCGACCTCTCAGCTATTGACGGCGGCATCGCCGCTTCAGCTTCTTTCATTAACCTAGGAGTTTCTGACGCCAACGTTGTTGCGTCTACCTATCAGTTAGTTGAAGGCACTACCGCTGATGACATTCAAGGGGGTGTATCAGCTCCCGCCAATATCGTTTTCGATGACGACGCTGTTACCACTGAGACTGTATTCGAGCTATTCGGTCTAAGTGCTGCAACTCTCGAGACTGACACTGGCACTGAATCTGCTGCTACTTATGACCTTCTGTCTGCTGGTTTCGACCAGAACGTGCCGATCTCTCAGAGCTGGAGCATGTCTCTTGAAGGCGTAATCAAGAACACTGATGCAGGCTACAAGCTGCTTCGCCTCTTAAACAAGAACGCCGTATCCGGCGGTCTTTACGCCAAGATCGGCCGCCTTGGACCCACGGGAACTACCGAAGCCATTTACGGCTACGTGAGCGTCAATGGTTTCAGCGAAGCCAACGCCGCTAAGACCCTCGTCAAGTGGTCCGCCACTGCGCAAGGCTACGGTCCATTCAACATCACTCTCGATAATGCTGGCGGCACCGAGGCCGACGGTACTGTTTGATCATTCGATTGATAATCGGAAAACCTGGGGGGCTTATGAGCCCCCTTTTTAATGGACAAAGCTCCTCATTTAGTAACAGTAGAGCGATACGAGGAGCGGTTATCTATATGCGCTCAGTGCCACTTCTTTAGAAAGAGCATTTGTCATGGCTGTGGTTGCAATATGAAAATCAAGGCTCGAGCTAAACATGTCTCTTGTCCTATAGGTAAGTGGCAAAAGATCCCTTTGCAGTTCGACTGACGGAAGGCTAGGAGAGCTCTTGCGGTCGATTAGGTGGCAGATCAGGGTCAGGTAAAAATCATTCTTGGCGTCGATACACAGAAGGCGCAGCAAGATATTGACACCTTTTTCACGAAGCTAAAGACTCAAAAGGTTGATGATCCCTTCAAGGATCTAGGCAAGGGCTTAAAAACTCAAATAGAAAACCTCAGTAAAATAGGGGTTGAGTCAAAAAAAGCGCAGACATCAATAACAGGCTTAGGAGATTCGGCAAAGAAGGCAGGTGTATCGATTGCGACTCTTGGTTCGAAGGGAGTACCAGGCCTTAAGGTTGTTGGTGCAACAGCTAAGAATCTGGGGGTCCAATTCAAGGCGACTCAGGCCAGTATCGATCTCTTCTCGAAGAAGATCAAAGGGCTTCAAGGAGCGACTGCGCCGGCTGCAAACAGCATCAAGACTCTCTCTCAATCAATAGCAGCATCTCAAGCACCAACGCAGGCATCTGGGGCTGCGCTAGGGACACTGTCAACGAAGATCAAGCAACTAAGCAGTTCAGGTAACACCTTCAAGGGTGTTTCTACAAACCTCAACCAGCTAGCCAAGGCCTCGGCTGCGCCAATAGGTCCGCTTGAGAAACTGAAACGAAAGCTTCAAGAGGTAGGTAAGACCGGGAAGGCGTCGACCGGCACAGTTGCCAACGGCTTCAAGACGATGGCGCAGGGTATCCCAACTGGTATCGGGTTCGCTATTGGCAATGCAATCCTTGCGCCTTTGAGAGAGCTTGGGAATGTCGTTCCTCAAGCTGTTGCAGAGTTCACGAAGCTCGATGGTTCAATACGGCTGACGTTGGGTATTGCGGGGGAAGCAAGCTCTAAGTTCGGGCAGCTACAGGATGCGATCCTCACTGTTGGTGCATCTACAGCAGCAACAACGATCGAGGTCGCAGAGGTAGCTCAGAGCCTCGCCAGGGCTGGTCAGAGCCTTGATGAGATTGAGCAATCACTCGACCCAATTGTTCGCGGTGCAGAGGCAACAGGCACGGCCTACGGAGATATGGGCAACATTGTTGTCGCAGCTCTTGGACAGTTCCGATTAGAGGCTAAGGACACAGCTGATATCGTCGACACCCTGACGGTTGCGGCGAACAGTTCCAACCAGACAGTCAGTGATCTTGGGGAGGCGCTGAAATATGTCGGCCCGGTCGCTGCGGCCTCAGGTCAAACACTCCAGAACGTCTCAATAGCCCTAGAGATTCTGGCCAACAACGGCATCAAAGCGAGTAGCGCAGGCACATCCTTGCGGACCTTACTGACCAACCTGCAGATCGCGTCAGCAGGTGCCGGCGAAGAATTTACGTCATTGTCTCGAGGTTCAGCTCGTCTAGGTAAGGCGATGCGTCTTATCGGTGCTGAGGTTACCGATGCGAACGGTCAGCTCTTAGAGATGCCCGTGTTACTCAAGAGTCTTCGCGACGGGATGAGCGGTCTAGATATCGGAGAGCGAGCAATCATCTCCAAAGTTCTAGCTGGATCCGAAGGTCTACCGACTCTTAACTCATTGATGGCAGCGACGGATGCTCAGATTGATGAGTTAGCTGATGGTATGGAAAACCGCATGGGTGCTGCGACAGAAGCTCAGGCCAAGGCGATGGCGGGTTTGTTCGGTGCCGTAAAGGAGCTGAATTCTGCAATGTCTGCAGCCCTTAATCATATCGGCTCTGTAATAGCTAAGGGCCTAGAGCCACTACTCAGGGTCACTAAGCTAGTGCTGGATGCTTTTCGTGCTTTACCCGGACCGGTTAAGGATTTTCTAGTTCTACTTGGCTTGATAGGAGCGGCGGCGGGTATCACTGCTGTAGCGATGGGCCTGCTAAAGGACACAATCATCGCGACGTTTGCCGCTAGCGTGATCGGTAAGATTCAGGCCTTTACCGCTGCGTTCGCTGCTGCGAATCTCCAGACGTCTATTGCAGGAATGGTCAACGGTATCAAGGCCCTTGCTACTGCCGCGAAGATCCAGCTGGTCACTAGCATGGGTGCTGCTACAAAGGCAATCAAAGCGTTCACTGCAGCCGTTAAGAGTGGCGCGATCACTCAGGGATTAGTTGGCATTATCAAGGCCGTCTCCTTAGGGCTTCAGGGTGTTGCTGCTCCTGCTGCTGCTAGTGCCGTTGGGCTTAAGTCGGTGGGTGCCGCTGGTGCTACTGCTGCTGTCGGTACTACCGCTGCTGGCGCTGGTGCTACCGCTGCTGGTGCTGGTGCTGTTAGTGCTACTGCTGGCTTCAAAGCTCTTGGAGCATCGCTTGGTTCGCTGGCGGTCGTTGCTGCTCCGGTTATAGCGGTTCTAGCCGTCCTCGGCCTTTCTATCAGGTATTTAAAAGATCGGAATGA